ATGAGAAGCAGCGCAACATCATCATCCCGCACTGGTCAACAGGTGGCAAAACATACACCAAGCTGCCGCTGCCTTACGGCGTCTCGGTGTTCTACAACTTCGGGACCAATGCGGCTGACTTCGCAACGGACAATGCGACCGTGCCTGAGCTTGGCCTGAAGACGATGTCCTCGATCATGAATAACTTCTCTCCGATCAGCATCGGCTTCAACAGTCCTGCAGGCTTTGCGAATTCATTCGCACCCACCGTCTTGAAGCCAGTCGGCGACCTGCTGATCAATGAAAACTATTTCGGCTCGAGCATTTACAACGAGCCGTTCCGTGAGGGCGAGGCGCTGTCGAACGTGCCGCGTTACAGCACGCCTGAGGGCTATAAGATCGCAGCCCAGTATGTGAACGAGATCACTGGTGGGAAGGGTGCTGTTGCTGGATGGGGTGACTATCCGGCTGAGGCCATCCCCTACCTATTGGGTCAATACTCAGGCGGCGCCGGTCGCTTTGGCCTTGAGATTGCCAGCATCGCAAAGAGTGCGGCGAGCGGTGACCTTGATGACGTGTCGCCGAATGACATTCCATTCGCAGACTATGCCTTGTCTGAGGTGAACGAGAAGGCCGGGCTTGGCGATTACTATGACAGGTCGACCGCGATTGGCCCGATAGAGAAGCAGCTGCGCGACTCGACAGGGGCTGAGAAGGCTGACCTTCGGAAGGCGTTCCCTGTGGAAACGAACCCAAGGGTGATCGCTGCCAAGAAGGAAACTGCGAACAAGATCAAGGGCATCAACAAACAGATTAAGGCGCTCGATGATGCGCAGGACTCTGACTATCGGGAGCGCAAATTGGATGCGCTCAATGAGCAGAAGACCAAGGCAATCACCACATTCAATCGAGTGTACAATCAGGTGGAAGAACGGGCGCGGTAGTTAGCCGCGCCCACCCTCATCAAAACGGAACGTCGTCGTCCAGATCGCGCTGCGGTGGGAACGGCGAGGCCTGACGCTGCTGCGCTGGCGCCTGCTGCTGGCCCTCCTGACGTGGCTCGAACAGCGACACGATGATGTTGTCGCGGTCGTTGTTGCCGGGCACGCCAGCCGGATTGAACGTGCGGTTCAGCAGGATGTACGGACCCTTCTCGCTTTCCATCATCACACCGATGTTCAGGTAGCGGCCCTTGGTCTGACCGTCGCGGTCTGTGTATTCGCCCGTCTTCACGGACAGGTCATACTTCTTCGCCATCTTCTTTCTCCTTGGTTAAATCAGTTTCAGAACGGCTGACGCCGCGTTGGGTGCAAGCATCTCTGCCTCATCGAGCAGGTCGCGGTGGACCTCACCCCATGCCGTGCGCTCGGCACCCGTCAGTTCGCGCAGCACCTTGATCGCGTTCCTCGCCCAGCTATCCCAGTCTTGGAACCCTTCAGAGTCCACCTCGACGTTGAGGTAATCGATCTCAACAGGCTCGGCTGCCACGACAGGCTCAGGCTTTTTGGTGGCGCGGGCTGCGATCTTCTCTTCGAGTGAGGACACCTTCTCCTCAGCCGCCTCGGGTTCTTCGTACCCAAAGTCAGTGATGTCCACTGTGTCCCCGTCGAACTCGTCAGCCTCGACCACGCCCTCTGCCACGTTGTCCGCATGCACAGCGCGCGCGACCTCAGGCGTCATGGGCATGTACTTGGTGGCACGACGGACCACAGTCTTGCGCCACATCTCAGCCTCGTCGGTGACCCAAGGGCCGACGATCTTGCCTTCCTTGGTCTTCGAGGACGACCGATCACGGATGGCGAGGATTTCTTCCTTGCTCATGACCTCGAACTGAGACTCGCCATTGCGCAGGGTCCACACACAGTACGCACCGATCATGTCGCCGCGCCCGCTGAGCTTGCGCTTGTGGACGATGCCGGCGCTGGTGCCTTCGATGATCTCGAACTCATCGTTCTCGTACACGATACGGCTCTCGATCTTCAGGACTTCGCCGGTCTGCAGAGCCAGCTTCATCAGGCCCTTGTAGCGCGGGCGGAACTGCGCCTCGTACTTCTTGATCTTGTTGTTCCAGACCTTGAGGATGTCAGCCTCGGCCATCGACTTGTTCAGCACCAGCCCAAGCTCGGCAGCCTGAAGGCACGCCTTGATCAGGGAGTTCCGGTCCACGTCGAGCAGGTCCATGTTGTCAGCCACAGCCGTGACGACGATGGCTTGGAACTTCTCGACCTTCAGTCCTTCAGGGAGAAGGGTGGTCAGCATCTGCTGACGTGCGCCAAGCTCCGCCTTGAAGCGGTCCATAGGCTTGGCTGGCGCAATGTTTGCCACAGCGTTGGTCATTTGCGTTTGTCCTTTTCAAATTCAATGATCACCAGATCGATGCCTCGCTCTGTCGCGCTCTTGAGTGAGGGCTTGAGAGGGTGATCGAGACAGGCCTTCGTCAGCTTGTCGTGTGCTTCCTTCGATATCTTCACTAAGCTCATGAGATCGTAACCCTTTGATATCCGCTGCGTTTATTGATGACGGTGCCCAGCATACTCTCTGTGACGACGACGCCCGGGTTGTCCTTCACGTTCGATAGGGAAAGCTTACGACCACCGCATGTCACCTTGGCCTTGTCGGTGTCAGGCGAACGGTTGTACTTCTCCATCTCCGCCCTGACCAGCAGCAGAAGCTCAGCCTTCGTGGCATCCTTGCTGGCCTTGGCTTCCTTCTCAGCGGCAGCGTAAGACAGATACTCAGCGAACAGCGGCTCACACTCACCATCCAGCGTGATGTCCGTAATCGGCGTCACCTCCATCAGGCGGGCAATGGCATCGCCGTCCACGCTCAGGTCCGCCTCAGGCTCAACGCCAGCGGCGATGCTGCTCCAGAACGAGGTGACCTCACCCTTGATGGCGCCGATGATGTTTTCGTTGCGCGGTATCTTCATGCGACGTGGCTCGTCACGGATGAGTGCGATCAGCCAGCCATACTCAGCGTCAGTGCAGGCAAGCTGGTGCTGGACCTGCAGGATGTACGACTCAGGCGCATCGATGATCGTCTCGCCTTCGTACTCCCAGTGCGACACGAACGATGAGGACCACTTGATCTCGACAGGGTGACCCTCTGCCGTGATGAAGTCGAACGATGCACCCATGCCGGGCGTGTCGTCTGCCGTGTAATAGTCGGTCACCTTGGACACCGACATGCCCCAGCGGTGGGCTGCCCATGCTGCGATGCCCGACTCGAGGAACGTGCCAGCCTGCACGGCCTTGTTGCTTGAGATATCCTCAGGCGGAATGCGCCCAGACTTCTCCATCCAAAGCTGCCACTTGCTGGTGAATGTCGACAACCCAAACAGCGCAGCGATTTCGCTGCCGCCGATGTGCTTCGACCGCACCTCATGCCAGTGGGCTTCATCGCTGATGATGATCGATCCCATAAATTTACCTCCGGTCTTGTTGTTGTTCTACTAACGTATACCGTTATGGCTCGATGTCAAGCCCTCGGTATACATCTTCCACACTGCGTGCGAGTATGTATATACCGCCACGCTTTTCCCAAGCGTTCTGCCATGCAACCTGCGCGATGCCCTGCTTGCCCTTCGAGGCCTTCACCTCAATGGCGAACGCACGGCCGGGCGACATGACGCCAAGCAGATCGGGCGTGCCCTCCGGCGCTGACTGAATGACGCGCGCGCCACCCTCAAGCGGGCGGAACTTCCCGACGTTGATGCGGAACATCATGATGTCATCGCGCTGCCCAAGGGCGAGGCGGATGTTCTGCTGGATGACAGCTTCACTGCTCATGCGCTGGCTCCGGTGGGTTGAGGATCAGCTTCAGCTTTTCCCGCGATGGTTCTGAGGAGGCCCCCAAATCCAAGGCTGCTTCCGCATGCTCGCGCGCCAAGTCTTTCATGCCCAGCTTATCCAAAGCATATGCCGCAAGCTCATGAGGGAGGCCACGCCAAGCATTGTCTTCAGTGACGTAGGCGCCACCCCGCTCCTTAATGTTAAGGGCTGCCGTCGCCGCGCTCAGGGACTCAAGCCACAGCGCCTGCGCGCCACACTCCCAAGCAAGGGTGCACCACGACTCACGAATGCTGACGTCTTCGGCCACACACTTCCTAGCGTAACTCAAGGCGGCCTGACTATCTCCTTTCATGTGAGCCGCTCTCGACATCATGCGATACGCATATCCCCTCTCCCCTGTGCCTTTACAATCCTCAAGACTTAGCAGCCTTTCGAACTCAGATATCGCCTTATCAAAGTGTCCCTGAACATGCAGCTCTCTCGCATAATACATTGAATGACGAGCGCTGGCCGGCTCCTCTACCGCACAGGCATATATCAAATTCAGATACTGCTTGCGGCACTTGCCTCGATCAGGCTTGTGAACTGCCATAGTGAAGTCAACGGTTGCAACAACCTGTTCAATCCGGTCTGGGAGTGGCCACTCATGGCATATCCATTTCCAGACGTACCCGCTGCGCGAGTGAATTTTGTTTTGAACAATCGGGTCGTCGTCTCCGTTGTCAAAATTGTAAGCGATCCTATTGACCCCGTCCCTCCACGCCCGCTCGATAACATCACGCCATCCGGGCTGAAGGATCTCATCCAAGTCCATCGAAACACACACGTCGACGTCGCCCGGAACCAGCGACAACGCGGTGTTGCGCGCCACGTCAAATCGCCAAGGGGTCACCAGTATCTCATGGACCGTTGCCCCGGCCTTGCGAGCCAGCGCCACCGTCTTGTCAGTGCTTCCGGTGTCCGCAATGACTATGAGGTCGGCGTCCTTTGCAGCCTTACAGAAACGGTTCACATGTCTCGCTTCGTTTTTCGATATCGTGTACACCGCAATCTTCAGGCGGCGCTCAGCTTCAACCTTCTTTCTCATAACGTGCCTCCACCTTATAGTCCTTCACCACCATGCCGTCCTTGCCATTGATCATGGTGGCCTCAACCCAACAGCGTTTGCCGGATTTGTAATTCCTCCAGTGCCCTCGACGCAGGTGCGTGACAGGGGATGCGTGCGTTCCACCCTTGGCTTCCTTGGAAACCTTCCGCTTCCCTGTAATGGTGATCACCTTGTACGTGTACAGCGGCTTCTTCCCACGAAGCCTTCTCAGCTTCTGCATTTGTACGTCAGGCTTCTGATCGATGATGTCTGTCTCGTACTGGGAAAGGGCCAT